GGCCCCGTGTATGACGGCCTCAACGCAATTCGTCCGTTCGTGTCGGCAATCGGTACGCGCGCCATGCCAGGTGCAGGTGCAACATTCCGCCGCCCAAAGATCACGGCGCGCCCAGTTGTCACCCAGCAGCCAACCGGCCAGAACAACACGCTCGACCCGTCATCGGTCACCGTTCAGAACAACGACATCAGCAAGCTCACGTTTGGCACCTACGTCACCATTTCTGAACAAGATCTGGACTGGACAGACCCCGCATCGCTCAATATCGTCCTCGACCAGTTAGCCATCGCCTACGGACAGGCCACGGACAACTACGCAGTCGACCAGATGGTCGCCGGCACCACACAGTTCGAGACCTTGAACGCTTACGCCGCGAAGGATCTGATTGAGTGCGTCTACGGCGCTGCCTACCAGATCAGCAACGGCTCGAACTACTTGCCCACGCACTACTTCGTGTCCCCGCTTACCTGGGCGAAGTTGGGCATGCTCGTAGACAGCCAGAACCGCCCAGTCTTCCCATTCGTTGGCGCCCCAGGCCTCAACGGTCAGAACACGCTTGGCAACGCGTCGGCTACTTCATGGAACGGCAACCCGCTAGGCCTTGTGCTTGTCGTGGACAAGAACATGGCAGGCGGCACCGGCTCAGGTGACTTGAACGGCGTCGTCGGACACGCAGCAGGCCCAGCCGCAGGCTTCGAGTTCTACGAGCAGGTCAAGGGCGCAGTCAGCGTCGAAGTGCCAAGCGTGCTCGGTCGCACGATCGCCTGGCGCGGTTACGCCGCTACCTTCATGGCAGACGCCACAAAGTTCTGCAAGATCGTCAAGTCGTAACACGCCGATAGGAGGCCCACATGGCCGCCTACACGGTCACACATAAGCAGCTCATCGACAACTACGCCGTCCTCCAGCTTCTCACCCCTACAGAGCTGGAGGTCGGCCAGTCGATCACCGTCACTGGTGTCGATGCCACATTCAACGGCACCTTCACCATTTACGCCCTGCCCACATATCTCTACACGGGCATAAATGACGAAGGCGACCTGCTTTTTAACGGTGAGGAAATCATCGAGAACCAGGTCCTTTACGCCAAGACAGCCGCCAACGTTGAGCGCACCGCATCAACCGGCACCGTCACCTATAACCCCGTGTGCACCTGGGTGAACGCTAACGATGTAACGGCCTGGCTCAACATTACGGTCGCCTCAGCGAACGACACAGCGCTCATCACGACGGCTGCAGCTGCCGCGTCACAATTCTGCTGGCGTCGACGCATGGAAGCCGGCTACTTCGACAGCCTGACCACAGTGCCCAGCCAAGACGTTAAGCTCGGCACAATCATGTACGCAGGCGCCCTTTATCGCGCACGCGGCTCGCTGGGTGACTCGTTTGCTACGTTTGACGGCATGGGCACCGCCCCAATGATCGGCATGGGCCCAATGGTCAAGCAACTGCTCGGTATTGACCGCCCACAGGTCGCCTAATGCCAGGCACCGGCCTCTTCAACGAAGGGCTCGACGACCTCGCTACGACCCTCCTAACGATCACCAACCTGCCCGTCGTGCGTGACCCGCGCAACATCAGCCCAGGTTGCGTACTGATCGGCGCCCCCACTTTCCAAGCGTTCAATTACAACATTGCCCAGATGAGCGTGCCGGTCCAAGTCATCAGCTCAGGCCCAGGCAACCAAGACGCCCTTGACCAGCTGCTCAGCATCGTGGCGCTACTCATGGCTAAGAACGTGGCCGTGACTGAAGGCCGCCCCACCAGCCTCGACATTGGCGGCACTATCGTCCCTGGCTATGACCTTATGGTTGAGATGCAGGTGCAGACCGCATGAGCTACGTCGTCGTATCCGAGCGCGTGGGCAAGCCAGGCGAACCGTTCGAGCCGCGCCCAGGCACGAACATTGAAGCGCTACTTGCTTACGGTTTTATTGCTGAAGTATCCACGCCAAAGCCAACACCAACCCCTAAAGTCAAGAAGAGCACCAAGGAGAAGTAACAATGGCCACCAGCACCTACCTCGCTAACCCAGTCGTCACGGTCAACAGCGTCGATTTGTCCGACCAGTGCACCGCCGCTACGTTCACGCAGCGCTACGACGCGCTTGAGTCCACCGCATTTGGGGACACCGCCCGAAAATTTGTGAACGGCCTCGGCAACCATGAAGTCACCCTCACGTTCTATATGAGCTACGCCAGCGCTGAGACGTTCGCCACGCTTGAGAACGTCGTAGGCGGCCCCGTGACCGTTATCGTCAAGCCCGCTGTCGGTGCAGACTCGGCGACCAACCCAGGCTTTACGCTCACCGGCGCATACTTGGGCGAGCTGCCAGTCGTCAACGCCACGATGGGCGAATTGTCCACGATTGACGTGACCTTTGTTGGTGGCGTCTACTCTAAAGACGTAACCCCATAAGCCTGGCTTAACCGCTCGGCCCGACACGAAAGGAAGCCATGCAAGTAACTATTCGATATAAGCGCAAAGGTGAAGAGCACGAAGTCGTTACGACTTTGGGCGTCATTGTTGCTTGGGAGCGTCGCTTCAAGCGCAAAGCCTCAGACATGGCGAACGGCTTCGGCATCGAAGACCTAGCTTTTTTGGCTTTTGAGGCCAGCAAGATCCACAAGGTCGTAGTGCCAGCGTCTTTTGACCAGTTCATTAACGAATTGGAACATATCGAGATCGTTAGCGAGGAACCCGCGCACCCTACCCACGCGGAACCGTCCGAAGATCACTAGCCGAGCTAGTGGTCACTATCGGATGGTGGCCGCCGCATATCGAATTTGACACAGCCGACCTCGTTACAGTCAGTAAGGTGATCGAGGAGCAGAACAAGCAACGAAAGGCCCCAAGGTGAGTGTCGGCGTCAGTGTTGAAGTCTTAGGGATCAAAGAAGCCCTCAAGGAGCTCAACGACCTCGACAAGACCGCACGCCGCAAAGTCACCAGCGACTTCAAGCGAATCGTCAAGCCGGTCGAGGACGCCGCCAAGTTCCTGACACCTAAGACGGCGCCACTGTCAGGCTTTGAACGTAATTGGAAGACCAAAAGCGGCTTTCAGATGTTCCCTTGGCAGCCAGGCAAAGACAAAGTAATCGCCAAAGTGTCGGGGCGTAAGCCAAAAATGTTTGCCGGACACATGACCAATCTGGCCACGTTCTATATTCGCTATCAAGGCCCGAACGCTGTGCTTTTCGACATGGCCGGCAAGGGCTCTGTGCCTACTACTGCGGGCTCAAATATGGTGCGGGCTTTGACATCGTTCTACGGGCCGCCGTCGCGTGTCCTGTGGCGTGCCTATGAGCAGCGCGGCGATCAGGTGGTATCGGAGACACAGAAGCTGATAGATGAGATGATGAGAGAGATCAGCACCCGCCAGGCTGGTCAAAAGACCTGGAGACGCTAGTGGCTGTAACCCTTCCAATTATTACCGAGTTCGACGGCAAAGGGCTGAACCGCGCTATTGCAGAGTTTAAGAAGCTAGAGACGACTAGCGAGAAGGCTGCTTTTGCGCTTAAGAAGGCGTTCTTGCCTGCTGCTGCGGCTGTGGCCGGTCTTGGTGTAGCACTGACCCAAGCAACAAAAGCTGCGATTGAAGACCAGGCCGCACAGCGACAGCTGGCGCTCACGCTAAGGAACGTCACCAAGGCCAGCAATGACCAGATCAAGTCGGTTGAGGATCATATTAGCGCGATGACAATGGCGACCGGCATTGCTGACGACCAGTTACGTCCAGCGTTCGAGGCTCTCACGCGCGGCACAAAAAATATCAGCGTGTCGATGCGTGACTTGACGCTTGTTACCGATATTGCTACTGCTACCGGAAAGCCGCTCGTTGAGGTGTCTGATGCGCTCGCCAAGGCATATCAGGGCAACTATCGAGGGCTTCAGCAGCTCACACCGGAAATGAAAGCGTTGATTAAAGACGGCGCTGACATGGACACCATTATGAAGACGCTGCAAGGCACGTTTGGTGGCGCTACCGACACGTTCGCCAACACGGCACAAGGCGGCTTCGCGAGGATGACCGTCGCCATTAACGAGACCAAGGAAGCCATTGGCGCTGCGCTGCTGCCTATTGTTGAGCAGGTGCTCCCGCTGCTTAATCGCTTTGCTGCCTGGGCGTCAGAAAACCCAAAAGTATTTCTTGCGATTGCTGGCACTATCGGCACATTCTCAGCCTCAATTGTGCTGCTCAATGTCGGTTTACGGGCTTACACAACAATCACGCAGCTGGCTACTTTGGCGAGCAAAGGCTTTGCCGCTTCCCAAGTAGCCGCTTTAGGCAAGATTGGCCTGATTGTGGCTGCGATAGCCGGTCTGGTTATCGGTCTGCGACGCTTACAGCAAAACACCGACACAGTGAGCCGAGGCATTGTCACCGCGTTCGACGTTGTAGGCATGACGATAATCAACACCGCCGTGATGATCGCCCGAGGCGTTGCACAAATTTTGAACCCTGTCATCGACGTAATGAACGCGATCAACCCGTTCGACAACATCCCCAACATTCCAAGCCCCGATTATGTTCAGCTACCTAAGCGCACTTTTGGTCAAGGCCCAGCACCCCAAGGCTTTATCGGCCCTACGCTTGACATGATCCAGCCACAAATGCCCGCATTCACTGCGCCAACTATCAGCACAGGAGGCGGCGGAGGAGGCGGCGGTGGCGGTGGTGGTGGTGCAGCCGCTATAGCAGCCCCATCGTTTGCATCTCCAGCGATCCAGTCCGTTCTGCCCGATTACTTTATGGCCGAATACGAAGCCGGACGCAGCACAGAAATCAACATCAACATCAACGGCGGCATGGCAACCGCCAACGACATCGCTGAGACAACCGTGAACGCGCTACGCCAATACAATCAGGTGCACGGCCCCATCCCCATCGCGATCGGCTAATGACCGCAGTCACAATTCCCAACGCGGGCAAATATGACCTGCTCGTCGATGTCGGCTTTTTGATCGACGGCTTTACGCTCGACGACCCCGTTAAAGGCCTCTTAGATAGCCCTGATTACGTCCTAGACGGCACCACAAGCTTTGCAAGCGTCGCAGCAGGCACCCTCAGCGCATCCGTTAAACGAGGCCGCCAAGACGAAAACGACGCCTTCACAGCGGGAACCATGGTATTCACCCT